TGGATCTTCTCCATGAGGTTGTCGATTAGTTGAGCACTCATTCTCTGTCGAGGATTAGACTCAGGGCCAAAGCTATGATGCTCAAGATAGCAATAGCAACCTGAATTTTAGGTGGGTTCTTCATTTTTCTTTGCGTCGCAGTCTTCGCAGATCCAGTCGTCGAATAGGTCTTGCGTAAGCCAGATGCCGCACTCGGGGCATGTGGGTAGCTCTGCCAGCGGATCGCTATCTCCGGGGTAGCCTGTGCTGATCATTTCGCCTCCTCTTTCACAGTTATTGCGTTGTGCATGTCCCAAATGTCCGAGACGACCTTGTCATAGTCAGCCTCGTCACATTCATCAATAGGCTGCGACTGCATCACAAGCGACACACTTAGGTCTAGCAAAGCACGCAGCTTTAGCGTGACACACGATAGCTCCGCTCGCAGGGAACTGATCTCAAACGCAATGTCAGCGTCTTCTCTGTGCTTCTGCTTGAGCTGTTTCTTAAGTTCTTTCACTTCATCAATGCGCTTATCGCGAATTGCTTGGGCACGCTTAAGTTTAACAAAGTCTCCGTTAGCAAGCTTAAGCTCGGTGCGCACCGCGTTGAATGACGTAGTGTACCGCCTGTGCATCTCTTCGCATGCAGCAATGCTGACTAGTTTACCATGAGCGTGTATCTCCAGCCTACCATGACAAGATCCTTCCTCGTCCGGGTAAAAAGCAAATCGACCGTACTTAACTAGATCGTCTGTCATTTGCCCCTCCATTCTTGCATGGCTGACACAGCGAACGCTGCGCTGGCCCAAAATAGGACGAGCAATACAATGGCCTCCCATAGCTCTTCAGCGAAGTAAGCGATGGCAAGTCCGTCAAAGACGGCGAGAGTAGCAAAGCCCCACAAATACGGGACTGCTTTGTTGGAGTTGTCGGGTTCAATCTTCATATATGCTTGGTAGTGTTTGATTTTATTCATTATGGAACGTAGCGGTTTTGCCTGTAAAGCGTAAGTTTGCACTCACGCCACACGGGCCGTTTCGTTGGATGGGTATGCCAACCTCACGGAACTCTGCGTCATCGGACAGCTTCACAACCATTACAGCTGTAGCGTCTTGCCCGATTGCACGACTTTCGCGAGCTTTACCCTGTTCATTTAGTTGCGTAATCGAGATGACTAAGCAACCTAATTCGATGCCAAGTAAGCGCAGACTCCGGCTGACCTCGGCAACCTCACGCTCACGGCTGCTGTCCTTGCCAAGGTCGCACCGCACAAGCTGGATGTAGTCCACGAACAGCACACCGAGGCCGTCCGGGGACTTCGCCATAGCCCGTGCAGTGGCACAAATGTTGGCGATGTCATAGAGGTCGTCGCGCACCACCAGACGGCTGTTATTGAGCTTCTGAATGGCACTGTGGACGCCCCTGATGTCGCGCTCATGCTTCGCACCTTCAGCGAGCGCACGCAGGCTGACGTTGCCCAGCCGGGCTACGAGACGGTCGATGATCTGGTTAGCGGGCATCTCCAAAGAGATGACGAGGATTCCTTTGTTCATCGCGTTCCGTTGCCTGGCCTTGCAGACGTGTGCGAGTGCTGGCCCGTGTACGGCTCAAGCAGATACTTCACCTCGATCAGATCCGTCGATTGATTCTCCGGCAGAAGCATAAGCGCCTCCATCTTTGAGCCTAGTGCATCCTTCGGGCCAACACAGATGACGTCCTGCGTCTTCTTTGGACGCGGCAGCTCCACGTTTTGCAGCACGTTAGTGCGGCGGATGAGTACCCAGTCGCTCATGCTTCCTCCCATCTACGTGGCAACATCACCCGCATCGTTGGTGGCCCGGGCCACACGTCTTGATCGAGGCACAACTTGTACTGCGATAGGGTCACGTCGAGCTGCTGGTTAGCAATGTCGATGAGTTCCGTGGATGCCTTCACCCACTGCGACAGATGTGGCGCTTGCATATCGACAACTAGGAAGTAGAAGTCGATGTCCTCTTGGCCGGTGATCTGCTCAAGACCGTAGGTGTACCAAGCGGCCTGCTTGTCGTAGCCAAAGCCAAAGAACTTGTGGTCGAATTTCGAGAAATCGCTGGTCGTCTTTAGATCCACGATGGCTGGTCTGCCCTTGATCTCGGTTATCATGTCGGGGCGCCCCTTGCATTGCACACCGTCACGTTCCCAGAACATGGACGCTTCGATAACCTTCGCTGCCGTCACCATCTGGAGCAGCGGCTCCACTGCCGCACAAGCGCCCTCTACTTTTGCCGCCTCTTCCGGCTTTAAGATAACCTTGCCAATATTCTCTTGGCAAAAGTTCTCCCAAATTAACTCTCCTTTTTTAGTGCGCTTATCACACTTTGGGCCAACGACATACTCACAGCGCCCCTCAAGAGCGAGGCTGTGTACAAGTGTGCCAAGCTCCATCTCGCGGGAGGGCTTCCACTCCTGCCGCTCTTTCCACTTGTAGTACGCCGGGCAGACTGCAAATGAGTCAAGGCTGTGCTTCGATAGACCGTGCATTCCACGGTACGTTGTCATCTCTAGGTTTTGTAGTAGTTCTGTTTTCATTTTGTTATGGGTTAATTTCAAGCGCCCCGCAGCCGACAATCTTACCGGCTCCGTCACGGATGAGTTTTGTTGGACTAGCCAAATCTGTTCTGTTGGGTAGCGCAGTGCGCACATAGCCAGGGACGATGTACAGGATTCCTTTTACAGGGTCAGGCAGGTTGCTGACCTTGGCGTCTTTACAGCACATGATGGGTACACCATCAACGTCTGCCACCTTGCTTAGGTGTGAGTGTACTTTCACCGAGTAACCGCTCGGCTCGATCACGCCGTAACCAGTGATGGTAATGTCGTGAGGTGTAAGGTTTACGAGTTTATTCATTTATTAGATTTGCAATTATGTTGAGTGCAAGCATCGTCTTGCCGCTTTTTGTTTCGCCGCCGATGACTACAAAATCTCCGTATCGTATAGGACAGATGTTGTCGATAGCAGAGTAACCTGTTTTTATCCGCATGGACTCATCGTCGCCACTCTCGTAGCGTGTCAGCGCATTGAGCAGGAGCGCCTTAGTGTCCATGACCTTTGGCGGAGCAAGCTCACGGGACAGTCCCTCGACCTTCATCACGACGTCGCTCAGAAGCTCAGGCGTCTGCACGGTAGCGTCGCTAATGGCCATGAGCGTCTCGTAAGCGACATGCTGCAAGGTGCGGCGCTTGGCCGTGTTCTTGACAATGTCCACAAGGTCACCGATGGCACCAGCAATGGGCATCAGCGTGTACAGGTCGCTGAGTTGGTGAAACTCGGTCGCTGGCAGCGTCTCGCGACACTTCTCGAAGATCACGCGGATCTCGGATGAAGCGTTGCGGGACTGCTGCTGCAAGATAATCTCGCACACCCGGTGACTGAGCGGGTCGAAGATGTCGCCCACCTTGAAGTTCTTCTCGCTTATGTGGTGCAGGAACACCTCAGGATGATTCAACGCAATCGACGCTATGCCGCGCTCGGCCTCCAGCGCAGTTGGCACCACCGTGTCGGGTGGTAGCTCCACCGGCCTGCGTCTACCAGCTTTCTTGTGTTCCATTTGTAGACATCAAACTATCGCGCTTTAGTAAGGTTTTGATCGGTGTACGCACCATCGATGATGCACGGGAGAGCCAACCGTTAAGGAAGCGCCCCATGCCGCGTGGCGTCTTGCGTCTTGCAGGGTCAGCTTCGAGCCAGGCGTGTGCCTTCCATAGCTCTTGCTCGACGGTCTTCTCACCGTAGATCGTGATAAAGTCTTTCATCAGTCCAGGTGGTACCTTGTATTCCTTGCCGTCTTGGGTGAGGTACGTGATATCGTACAGGCTCATAGTCCGGCCCACATCAGGGTCTTTCTTAAGCTCATCAATCATCTCTTGTGTGGAAAAATATCGCCTGCTGGATGGCTTGAGCAATTCTAGCTCCTCGTCCGTAAGCACGGGCATGCCAGCCATTGCATCTGCCAAGTCCTGCGCGGGTTGCACAGGATCAGGTGTCACTGGTGACTCTGATTTGCTGATGAGTTGCGCTGGCTCCTCAAGGGGGACAACAAGCTCAACCCTGGTTCCTGACGTGTATGTTATATTGATGCTGATGTTCATAAAATTTGCGCGTTGTGCAGGCGCACCCCTGCTTGGTGCAGAATTATTCGAACTCTTCCTCGTTTGTCGTCTCTCGCTTTTGCCAAACCTTATGAAGCGTTGTTAAGGCAAACTCTAGTGCCTCTGCAAAAACCCGGCACTCTGCGTCTCCTCCAAAAACAATTTCAATAGATTCCACATGCTGTAGTTCTGGAGATGCGTCCGTTCTGACATTCATGTCTCCACTATCACACAGCAAACGCAAAACAGTTCTTCCGCCATGCCCGGAATCCCCGCCCTGTGGACAGTTTGTTCCAATTGAAACTGTTAATGTGGCAAAGTCTTCAAATGTCTTCGTATGTAATTTAACCTTTGGCATATTTTTATTTTAGTTGGTCTAGTCTCTCCCAGTGTCACGCCTGACTGGCAACTGGCGTTCGATCTGTACTAGTATTCGTGCGGGACAGTCACACTCACCACTCATCGACCGAGATCTCTCAGTCCTTGCTCGCCGGAAACCAGCGGGGCAGGTGTCGCGAAAGTTTCCATCCCATCTCGAAGTAAGCGGAAGAACAACTCAGCGTCCATCGTGACCTTCCACTTCGTCCGGTTCTTTTTGTGAGCGACGATCCAAGGCTTTCCCTTGCCGTCACGTTCGGCTTGTTCACAGGCTTTGTCGAGGTTGAGAGTCTGCACGAACTTAACCTCTTGGTGTAGTCCGCGCAGCTCTTCACAGATCACATCTGGCGAGTCTGCGCCCCCGGCGAACTGCTGACCCCGCCTTGCGGTGAAGCCAGCTTCGCGGAGTTCATCGCGCCACATGCGCTCTCCTCGGCAGCCTTTAGCTCGACTGTTCATGGACAGTGCTGGATTCAAGCCATCTCTCAATCACATCACTTTTGAAGCGAATGATTTTTCCCAAACGGAGGTGAGGAATCTGCTTCTTCTTCACAAGCTTGTAGATGATTTGCGGAGTGACGCTGACCATTTCAGCAATCTCCTGACAGGTCATAAGCCGCGCAGGTCTAGAATCCAATTTCATCTCCCTCCTCGTCGTCTGCTTGTTCCTTTACGGGCTCCTCAACCTTCACCCCGGTAGGGTACACGCGAGACAAACCCGCACGATCACCGGAGATAAACAGTGAGCTGGCAATTGCCTGCAACTGCTCAGGAGAACACTTTACCTGCTCGCCAACCCAGTGAGACGCCTTAATCGCATCAACCATCAACTGCGCACACTGGAAGAGAAACTTCTTCGCGTCAGCAGGAGAGTTGACAGCAGCTTTGTGCTGCGGGATTCGCGCCGCCTGGGCAGCAACCTCGGCCACTTTACCTCCAGCGTCGTCAACGATTGCTGCCTGCTCAGTGACTTTAAGTTCATTCGATGAACTGTGGTCGCTCCACTGCACTGAAATTCCAGCCAACCCCTTCTTCCCAGCCTGGCTCCTCAAGGTCAACATCTGACCCTCGAAGTCTTTCATCTCACTCGGAAGCCAAAAGCTGGCGCGAGCTTCGCCAGTGCCATCCGAGATGATACAGTTCTGCACCCTCCAGTCACCAAACTTTCCCTTCCCAGTGCGAGGAGGGAACGCTTTCTTGATGGTGACACGCATTTCGCCAATCGTGGAGCCGTCGGCAAGATTGGCTAAGTCTTTGATCTGTGCTACTTTCATACCTTGTAGTGTTTTTTCGTTTGATGCCGCGTCATTGCGGCGGACGAACACCTACAAGGCTGAGAACAAGCTGACAACAACTTTTTTGTGCTTTTTAGCGTTTTCTTCTGTTGGCGGCCTCTTTTTTCGCTGCTTCACGCTGCACGGAGTACGCAACAGCAAGTGCCTGTTTCTTGGGCACCCCGGCCCCAAGCTCCTTCTTGAGGTTGTACGTAAACGCCTTATCGGATGGACTTTTCTTCAATGGCATAAATTTTTTCCTTTCTCTTGATTTCACTCTTCACTCTTTTGTAAGTCAGGTCAGTAGCCTTCTTTATAGCTTCTGCTTCGGAACCAAAAATTCCAATCGGTTGATTGTTTGAGTCAAAAACGCGAACAGGCTTTCCTTTGACTTGGTACATCTTGAGCCCAAGAGAGTTGTCTGTTTT